CCTTTTGATGAAGTAGAAGTAGACGACGATAATGTTAAGGTGTGGCATTATGTCACTCGAGCAGACAATAGCGATATTCTGGGATACATTGAATATACTCCATATAGTTATCTTTCGAAACCGCAATTTGAACAGGCTATAGAATATATGCTTGATCATAAGACACACGAGAAAAAAGCCTTCACCGAACTGGCAAAGGTAAAAGAAGATTATCTATGAATATTGATAACGTCATCACAGTTAACTTTAAAAAACCGGAACCTAAAGAGACCGACTCTATTTTAGATTTCATTAAAGAAGTGCAGCACTATGATAATTTTCATGAGGCTCTAAAGTGGATCATATATAATAGTAAGGATCCTGCTGACACTTACGTCTGTGCTATCAAGCATATTCTAGACGAAGAAGAATTCACTCAATTCATTGCGGCGATGAGCAACCTTAAGGCCTATCTCGAGCTCGATGATGAAATACGTGGGCATGTAGATAAATTCTTTGAACTACGGCGCATGGTTTGTGGTTGACATTATTAATTAAATCTGTATAATCGTTATGTACAGAATGATAGGGGATAAAATATGAATACAGTTAAGATTGTTCTTATGTGGCTTCTTGTTGCTTGTACTTTTTTTATGTCTATGAGTACAATGTACTTAGGTAATACTGTTCTTAGTCTTGCCTGGACAATAGCATTTGCCGGGTGGACGGCTGCCCTCTTTAAAGATTAATGATTAATGGGGAGTAGCTCAGCGGTAGAGCAGTTGACTGTTAATCAATTGGTCGTAGGTTCGATCCCTACCTTCCCAGCCATTTGTGTATGGTATATGTTGTAACGTGGGATGTCCCCACATTAGGAGAAGAAGATGAGTATAGATAAAGCAGAAGCTGAACGATTGAATAGGATTGAGGCTTTAAACAATGCCGTGAGGCATAGACTCCGTGAAGAAAAGCCAGATGAAGTTGTAATTGCGGCACAGAAATATTTTAATTTCTTGCAAGGCAACGGAAACAACTAAACGATAATTGGGCTGTTAGTATAATGAGATTATGCCGCCCTTGCACGGCGGAGACGAGAGTTTGATTCTCTCACGGTCCACCAAATTGGGTAGTGAGTAGCACTGGTGACTACAGCAGACTGTAAATCTGCCGTCTTATGACATACTTGGTTCGACTCCAAGACTGCCCACAACGGTTATATGATGATGTGATGTGATATGTGTTTAATAATAAAAGGAAAGACTATGATTAAGACTATTTTAAGTTCGATTGCAATGACCTTGCTTGTTTCAGGATCAGCGTTTGCCGACAGTGTAACCTTTGGTGCACATGGTGGCGACAATGACCAACGTTACTACGATTTGAGCGTGTCTCATTCAGTAACAGGCACAGGCTTTGTTGTTAGTGGGCAAGCTGAAACAGAGCAAGCTTCGACTAACACACTACTGACCCAGAAGTACTCTGCTTCATTTGGATATAAGCTTGATGCTCCCATGGGCATTAGCGTTGTTCCATCTTTTGAGTACGGCGTGAAACTTTTGCCAGGTACGAATGATGAGTCATTCTATGGCGCAGGTGTTAGCGTGAGTCGTCAAGTTGTAGGTCCTGTAAGCGCAACAGTAGCTTATCGTTATCGTAGCAATTTTAGTGGCACAACAATCTCAGAGAATCGTGAGAGTGCGTCATTAGATTGGGCGGTAACACCCAAGCAGACATTGGGCTTGACTGCTCATACTTACAACGGAGCCAATACAGCATTGGTTCATGTGTACGGCGTTTCTTACAAGTATAGCTTCTAAGACCTCTGATGAGTCCGTGCAATTCGGACGAAACAAGCTCTCTTCATTGAGAGCTTGTCAGGACACTGGAGTATAGTATGAATTGGATTATGTTTATTGGTGTATTTTTAGCCATGATGATAACAGATATCATGTGGGCAAAGTACACACTTGCTGTTGCATTTCTTAAGCCTGTCTTATCTGGAATCTATAGCGCTGTTATTATACTCATGGGTGCAGTTACTGTTGTTGCATACGTAGAAGATAGGTATATGATTATACCAGCGATGCTAGGTGCCTTTGTAGGGACTTATTATACAATAAAACGAGCAAGAGACTATGAAGAAGAAAAGTGAATGTTCTGAGTGTAAAAAACTACGCAAAGAATTAAAAGAACAAAATGAAAGGTTTCAAGAAACATTGGAACGTATTGCAAAGTTTATTTCTTTTGAATCATATCTTGCTCGTAAAGCATTACGTGCCGAAGATGTTACTGAAGACGTAATGGAAGAATGGGAACTTGCAATGAAGGATCGATTACATGACTGAATCAAAGTTTAGCGACTATTCTCCATTAATGCTTGCACTCGAGCGCCTACATGCAGCAACTCAAGCTAGAGACCGCTGTAAGAATGCCTGGGCTAAGAACTATTGGAACCTTATAATCAAGCGATTAGAGCGCCAAGTAAAACACGGTTGACATTCTAGATTGGTTCTGTTATCATAAATAAATGAATATGATACTAACCCTAAACAAATACTTACTCGAAGAGAGTGACCATACACTCTATATTTTTGATATAGACGACACCCTCTTTCGGACCTATGCAAAAATCCATGTGCTAGATGCCAATGGAAAGATTGTACGCAGTCTTAATAACCAAGAATATAACACGTACAAAGTGCTTCCTGGACAGACATTGAAGTTCGATGAGTTCAGAGACTCAGAGAAGTTTGATATGACATCTAGGCCTATCACTAAGATGTTGAACAAGGTTAAGTTTTTACAGAAACAAATTGCAGGTACGAAAAGCAAAATTATCTTTGTGACTGCACGAGAAGATTTTGATGACAAAGAAAAGTTTCTTAATGCTTTTAGAAAGCGTAAGATTGACATAGACCAGATTCATGTGTACCGCACTGGCAATGACCACGGACCCGAGAGTAAGGGTGAAAAGAAAGCTAAAGTGATTCGCATGTATCTCTCGAGTGGCGACTTTATGAAGACCGAGATGTATGATGATAACATGGAAAATCTAGAAGCATTTAAAAGCTTACAACGTGAGTTTCCAGATATATCATTTGAGGCATTTCAAGTATTTCATGATGGGTCGACTAATAACGTTTGACTCAGCCCATTTAGCACAGCTGGTAGTGCACCTGATTTGTAATCAGGGGGTCGGGAGTTCGAATCTCTCAGTGGGCACCAATTCTTGATTATTTTTATGAGAAAGTTATTATGAGCAAAGGATCTAAGCCCAGACCGCTAAGTGTTAATCTAGATACGTTTAATGCGAATTGGGATCAGATTTTCAGCAAAAAGAAAACTGATAGCATAAATAAAAAGAAGTCACCTAAGAAAGATACTAAACATGCTAGGATTCAAAACATTCGTTAGTGAAGCAGACAACTTTGCGGCAGAGCCTATTGTCATAGAATTCCTTGACGGCAGCAATAACTGGCGACAAATAGAAAGCGGGGTCATTAACAATCCTCGTATGATTGCACAGGCACTGCAGAACACAAAATCTCGCTATCCTAAGAATCGTTTACGTGCTATGGGATCAAGTTCTAGACGAATGTATGATATGGTGATGTGATGCCCTTCTGGAGAAAAGCATCATACAAAGACGAAGTAAAAGCATTTGAAAAGACAGTATCTTCTCTTGTTGTGCCGTTTACTCCTAGAGACGAATATATTAGAAAGAAGATTGATCTACAAATCAAGATTGCCGCTGAGTATGAAAATTCACGCCATGTAGTTTTATCAAATCCAGTATGGCGCAAATTAGATAATAGCGAATCCTGGTTAACAGATACTTTCATAAAGTTTAATAAACAAGTCACAAGAAAGGCTAACGATCCTGAAATAAAAAAAATTGATGACGACTTTAAAGTGATAGGTGATCTCATACAAACAGCACCTATCATACTTCATATTAAGACAGGAACTATTCTTAAAGACATTCGAAAAAACTCTCCTATATACAGAGTAGTTTCTGGCAATAATCGATTGATGCTTTATAGACTTATGGGAATTAACCCGCGGGTTGTTATTATTGAATTGTAGGTGAATTATGAAAATATACATGGGACCTTATACTACGTGGGTTGGACCTTATCAAATTGCAGAGAAGATTCTTTTCTGGAAAGATACGTACAAAGATGATTCTGTTCATGCACTAGGCGATTGGCTAGCTAAGAGTACATTATTAGTTGCTGCCTGTCAGTGGATTGAGAACAAAAAATCTCGTAAAGTCAAAATCCGTATTGACAAGTATGATACCTGGAGCATGGATAATACGCTTTCGCAGATCATTCTGCCGATGCTCATTCAACTCAATGCAACCAAGCATGGCGCACCTCACGTTGAAGACAAAGACGTACCGAAAGAGTTACGCTCAACAAATGCTGAGCCAAAAGAAAATGAATGGGATACCGACTCCAATCACTTCAAGCGTTGGGAGTGGGTCATGAGTGAAATGATTTGGGCATTTGAACAACTCAACGATGATAATAACGATGCACAGTTTCATTCTGGCGAATCTGAAATTTTGTGGCAAGCATTAGACAAAGATCACAATCCGATTGGTGAACCTGAAGATATTAAATCTAGAACTAAGCATGAGGGTGTAGTGAGTTATCAGATGGTGAAGGGACCAAATGATACCAGAAAATATGATATGAAAGGTCATAAGAAGCATGGGGCGCGCATCGCTGCTGGACTTATATTGTTTGGAAAGTACTACAGAAACCTTTGGGATTAGGGGTCTGTACCTTGTTTTAGCCTAGATCGACCTACCACTAAGGGGTATACACCCCCGCACAGACCCGGTTATACGCAGTTCTAGCCCGGGTCATAACTCATTGATTCTAGGTTGAATTTAGTTTGTAGTTTCCATAAGAAAATGCTTGCATTTAATAGCTTGGTTTGTTATTATTAATACATGATGAATAACAAGGCAAAGCAGATGAGCGACTATAAAGACATGTATCTCCTGGCAGGCTCGGAAAAGCTGTCACGAGAGTTTAACGACCTCGGGTCGTTCTACAGCGACTTCCACAAGGATGTCTATGGGTATCGCCCTCGTAGCATGGCACTGTGTGCCTGTGACTATCCTGACCATGCGTCGCTGGTCGAGGCGATGAGTCACCTTGATCGTCTGACCCGGGATCTTCAGGACTACATGGAAGCCAGGAAGTCGACATTCGAAGGTCGTGAGACGCTCCGCTCCGAGGGGTGGCACATTGAGGAAACCGATCCCCAGTATATTGCTGCTGCAGCTGAGAATGAGGCTCTCCGTGCTGCCGAGCGTGCTCGGATGGAGTATGAGTGCTCATGGGAGTATCACATCGAGCTGCAGGAATCAGAATTTGCAGCGAAAGCAGAGAAAGCGGAGGATGATCTCCATTCTCACTTCTACAACAAGTATGAGGCTGTCTAAGATGAGTGAATATACGGACAATGGGGATATGGTGGAAACACTTATCTCTGCTATCAAGAGTGCTAATCCTACGGACTCCGAGATTATCTCTTTAGTGCGACAGGTTGGCACTTTTCAGGGCATGCTGATTGGCATGATGCATGAAAATCCTAACGCTAGGAAAACAGTTCAGTACATGATTGACTTTTATAACAAGTCAAAGGTTGCTTAAGATGACTAAGATCGTACATAACAGATGCTTTGGTGGTCCTTCACTCTCAGACAAGGCGGTTGAACGCTATGCTAAGATCAAGGGCATCACGCTTTATAAAAGCCCAGAAGAACCTATATATGGTACCAACTATTACCTCTGCACCGAGGAGGTATACAACACGCTGTCCGACCTAGAGAAGAGGGATTTTTACTTCTATAGTCACGACATCTTTAGGGACCGCACTGATCCTGTTTTGGTTCAGGTGATCGAAGAGTTGGGTGATGCTGCTAATGATTGGTCTGCTGATCTGCAAATTTGCGAGTTGCCAGCAGGCACTAAGTATCACATTCATGAGTATGATGGTATTGAGACTGTAAAGACTCCTGATGACTATGATTGGCAGATTGCTTAAATTAAGTTTTTAACAAGTATGTAATTTACAGATAAATACTATACAAAATTATGCATACTTTAGTAGCTTTAAAAGCATTTTTTGAATCTAAGAACATCAAAATCACAGAATTTGGTGGATGGTATATCATCGTCAAAGATGATCGGTGGGCAATGGTTGCCGACGAATACTATGTTAATAACGTGTTGATTGATAGAAAAGATATTTTAAAATTCTATTAAACACAGTAATATAGGAAAAACAATGCAAAAGATAACAGCAAAGTCATTCAATGACTACCAACTTCGTTTAGACGGATTATTTGTGGGTGTGCTATTCGTATTGGTATACTCCTTTTTAAACGTAGCGTTCTTCGAACCTGCAGTCATTCGAGTTCCTCAAATTATTGAACATCAGGTTATTGTTAAAGTGCCTGTTAGTTTAAATGTGAATGACAAGAAGCAAATCAAGTGTCTCGCTGAAAATACATACTATGAGGCGGGTAATCAATCAGTCAAAGGAAAGATTGCTGTTACTAACGTAGTGATGAACCGTGTTAGTAATAAGATTAATCATAGTAATAACAACTTTGCCGATACTCCTTGTGGGGTCATTAAGCAGAAGGTCAAAGGAAATTGTCAGTTCACTTGGGTGTGTCACGACAAGAAGCCTATTTCTAATATAGATACATACACAGAGAGTTATAAAGTTGCTGAGAATGTATACCTCAATAACTTAAATGATGTAACAGATGGCGCTGTGTTCTATCATGCAGATTACGTTGATCCGTCCTGGTCTAGAATTTATCATAAGACAGTCCAAATTGGTCAACATATCTTCTACAAATAAGTGTTGACAAATGGAGAGATATCATGTATAAAATATATACCAAAGACAGTTGTTCGTATTGTACAGCTGCAAAAGAGTTGCTTCGAAATAAAAAGCAACCTTTCGTTGAGTTCACAATAGGACGAGACGTAACAAAAGAAATGTTACTTGAGATTGTTCCTCATGCTCGATCTGTCCCACAGATTTTTTATAATGATGAATATATTGGCGGATATGATAATTTACTTGAAAGGATGAAAAATGATGACCCTACCCGTGTCTTACTTGGATGATTTACATAATTACATTTGTGCTGTACAGTTTACAAAGAAAGATGGCACAGTCCGTGATATGATCTGTACACTGCGTGAGGATGTACTTCCTGCACAAACAGATCTTGAAGAAAATATTCAAAAGAAAAAACCTAATGCAGATATTGTTTCTGTATGGGACATTGATAACAAAGGCTGGCGTTCTTTCCGTAAAGACACCGTTATATCATTTAACAAGCAATACAAAAAAAATTAAATGAAAGAAAGTGAACTAACAGGATGGGAACGGCGTAAAGCTGTTCTTGTCAAATGGATTATATTAAATATCCTACTGCGTATTAGCCCATACGCAGTGCTCGCTTTTTGTCTCGAGACTGCAAACCTATATTACGAAAACATTGAATCTAGTGAGGAAGTATAATGAGTAATCATGATCTTATTGAAACGAATGAAACCAATAAAGATTCAAAGGGCGGCACAGAACTTCTGCAACATCGTTTGTATGACGGCACAGTGCCTCGTGACTTGCTTGAGCAATTTCAAGTTGTATTCTCTCGGGTACGTGAATTAGATCCTAAGCGCAAGCATATTTTTTATGCACACGACTTACCAGAAGATCCTGAGTCATCACGTCTCAGCGATCCTATGTTCCGTAAAAAATTTGAGAAGTTTGTATTTGTATCTAACTGGCAATTAGAACAGTATAGTGACAAGCGTGGAGTCAAGTATCAAGAGTCTACGGTTATCAAGAATTCTATTGATCCTATTGACATTGGCGATAAATTAACTTCGAATAAAAAGAAAGATGACGAGATTCATCTTATCTATCATTCTACGCCACATCGAGGATTAGATATCCTTATTCCTGTTTTTGTTGAATTGGCAAAGAGCAATCCAGATGTTGTGCTTGATGTGTACTCGTCATTTAAGTTGTACGGCTGGGAACAACGAGACGAGCATCATAAACAAACGTTTGACATATGTAAGAGTCATCCGCAGATCAATTATCATGGCACAGTGCCTAATGACGAGTTACGCAAGGCGCTAGTAGAAGCTGATATCTTTGCCTATCCATCAATTTGGAAAGAGACATCGTGCTTGTGCTTGATCGAAGCAATGTCTGCAGGTGTGCTTTGTGTACACCCGAACCTTGCGGCGCTTCCTGAAACGTCTATGGGATTGACCTGGATGTATCAGTGGCAAGAGGATATGAATGCTCATGCTAATGCGTTCTATCAAGTGTTGCAACAAGCAGTCAATGTCATTCGTACTCAACGTGAAGAAATTTGTGCTGATCTACGATTACAAAAGATTCAAGTGGATCGAGTACACAATTGGAAAGCCAAAGCGGCAGAATGGTCTGCACTACTACAGTCATTAAAAGATAAATAATAAGGTAGCAGGGAGATGCAATTGGAAAAAGAAAAAAAGCCTAGAAAGAAGAGGGCAACAAAAACTCTAAAAGTTCCCCCTGTAAAAAGTAATGTTGTTCAGTTTCCCAATAAGAATAAAAATCTTGCCGCAACATCCTCTCTGCAAGAACTTAGAGCAGAGGTAGAAAAGAATAGAATTGAGTTTGTTTCTTTCATGGTATCTGAGTTAATGGACGAACTGTTCTTTAAAATGTCTACGATGGGATTTGTGTTTGATGAAGCAAAATATATTAAAGATTGCGTTCTAGTGTCAGAGTCTCTTAAGTCTCTTATATTAAAATCACTTAATGTAGAACATGGTATGCAAATTGCTGCTGAAAAATTAATCGCTATAGAAGTGCCTAGAATAGACGGTTGATATATAACTTACAGTATGTTATAATATAATATATAAATGATCTTATAAGGATGATACAGTGATACTCGTTGATTTAAATCAGGTGATGATATCCAATCTTATGGCACAGATTGGCAATCACAAAAATATCAAGATCGAAGAAGATCTTGTTCGTCACATGGTTCTTAACTCGCTTCGTGGTCATAAGATGAAGTTCACACCAGAGTATGGTGAGATGATTATCACATGTGACGATAAGAACTACTGGCGCAAACAAATATATCCATACTACAAAGCAAATCGTAAAAGAGATCGTGAGGCTTCAGAACTTGACTGGAGTGCAATATTTGATTCACTAAATAAGATACGTGAAGAACTTAAAGAGCATTTCCCATACAAAGTCATACAAGTAGAACACGCAGAAGCCGATGATATTATTGCTACTCTAGTTAAAGAGTATCATGCCAAAGAAAAAATTCTTATTCTCTCTGGTGACAAGGACTTCTCACAACTGCAGAAGTACCCTAATGTTAAACAATACAGCCCTGTCAATAAAAAATACATTGTCTGCACTAACCCAGAATTGTTTCTCAAGGAACACATTTTACGTGGTGATGCTGGCGATGGAGTTCCTAATTTCCTTTCGCCTGACGATGTCTTTGTCATGGGCGGAAGGCAGGCTCCAGTTACAACCAAAAAGTTATCAAGTTGGATTTTGCAAGATCCAGGACAGTTTTGTAATGAAACAATGTATCGAAATTACAAAAGAAATCAACAGTTGATTGACCTTGAGTTTATTCCAGAGAATATTAGTACACAAGTTATTGAGCAATTTTCTTCACAGAAAAAAGATCGTAGCAAGTTGTTTAACTATTTCATTGCATACCGACTCAAGAATTTGATGGAATCTATTAGTGACTTTTAACGGAGAATGAAAATGAGATTAGGTGTTTCTGAGATCTTTGAAAAGATTTCTAAAGAGAAGGATGCGCTCAAGCGACAGGATATGTTAGCAAAGCATCATACAAATCAATGTTTGACCACAATGTTAAAATTAGCATTTGATCCAAATTTGAATTTTAATCTGCCAGAGGGTGATCCCCCTTATAAGCCTTGCCAGTTTTTAGATCAGCAAACCATGTTATATTCTAGCATGAGAACATTGTATCTATTCGTAGGTGAAGGCAATCCTAAGGTGCCAAAAGCAAAGAAAGAAGTAATGTTTATCAACATGCTTGAATCGCTAGATCCTGCAGATGCAAAGTTAGTACTGGCAGTTAAAGCAAAGCAGATCCCATATGAGGGTATCACTGCTGAACTTGTACGTAATACATTCCCAGGATTATTACCTGCAGAAGAACCTAAGCCAGCAAAGGTGACCAAGAAGAAGAAGGTTGTTGAGAATGAGTAAGAGTAAGAGACAGCATCATAATAAGTTTTATGATGATTTAGATGACGCAGATGCCCGACACTTTACCCGTGATGATTATGTGCAACACAAGAAAGAAAAACGGCTTACACATGCGTTAAAAACAAAAAGTATTGATGATCTTATTCAGCTTACTGATGAAGATGACAGTTTCACGTACTAATCGTCATAATAATAAATAAACTAAAGGGTGGTTATGCCTACATACGACTTCAAAGATAATAACACAGGTAAGGAATGGGAAGACTTCATGTCTATTTCAGCCAAAGAACAATTCCTTAAAGATAACCCCCACATCACCCAAGTTTTGTCTGCAGTCTCGTTAGGAGACCCAGTAAGGCTAGGCCGAGTCAAACCGGCAGAGTCATTTCGTGATATTCTGAGAACTATTAAAAAGAAAAACATCCGAAGCAACATCAACACTTGGTAACAAGGAGCATCATGGCTAAAAAACCTTCTAGGAAACCATCACGCAGCTCATCTTATAATAATAAGTCCTATGAAGAAAAAAATTCGTTTCGATTAGCCAGAATACAACCCATTACGGAGAACCAACAAAAAACATTTGATCTTTACAACGATAACAAGAATCTGTTATTATATGGTACTGCAGGAACAGGTAAGACCTTTTGTGCGCTGTACCTTGCACTACACGAAGTCCTATCAGGATATTCAGATTATAAAAAGATTGTTATTATAAGATCAGTTGTCCCGACAAGAGATATGGGATTCTTGCCTGGAAGTGCAGAAGAGAAGTCGATGGTGTATGAGGCACCGTATAATGCGATTTGTACGGAGATCGTCGGTCGTGGTGATGCATATGGTCTCATGAAGAAGAAAAGCATCATTGAATTCATGACCTCTTCATTTGTTAGAGGCATTACATTGAAAGACTGCATTGTTATTGTAGATGAATTCCAGAATATGGTTGATGAAGAATTGCACTCAGTCATCACTCGTGTAGGTGACAATTGCAAAGTGATTTTTTCTGGTGATTGTCGCCAGAATGATTTAAAAAGAGAAGCTACAGGATTCTATAAGTTTCTAACCATTCTTTCTACTATGGAAAGCTTTGGTGTTGTAGAATTTGGCATTGATGATATTGTACGCAGTGCAACAGTCAAAGAATATATTATTAAGAGAGAGCGATATGAAGAAGCACATCCAGTTCAAACACCAGTCTTTAGGCGAAGCGCTTCCTACGCTTAATAGAGTTGATGGAGACAAAGGGAGGCTCTATGTCACACCTAATGGCAAAAAGCTTCCCTCTGTTACCACTGTATTAGGTTGGTTGAAGAAAGACTCGCTTGTTGAGTGGCGCAAGAAGGTTGGTGAGGAAGAAGCTAATCGAATCTCATCTAAGGCTGCTCGGCGTGGCACAAAGCTTCATAAAGTTTGTGAGAACTTTTTAAACAATGAAGAAGATTACTTTGGTGATAATAAAGACATGGGCACGCTTGATCTTTTTAATAGTATCAAGCCTATACTAGAACAAAACGTCACAGACATCTATGCACTAGAAGCACCGCTCTATTCTGAGCATCTAGGCCTAGCAGGTACAGTCGACTGCATTGCAAAATGGAATGGCAAGCGATCAGCGATTGACTTTAAAACAGCAAATAAAACTAAACGAGAAGATTGGATTCATGACTACTTCATGCAGTGTGCGTGCTATGCAGTCATGTTTGAGGAACGTACAGGCATATCTGTACCTCAATTGGTTGTTCTAATTGCTGTTGATAATGATTCACCACAAGTTTTTGTTAAAAAAAGAGATGAGTGGATTGACAAAGCTAAGAAGATTATTAGCGAATATCAAACTCATCACCAAGTTGGTTGACATTAAATTTTAAATTCTGTATAATGAATCATGAAAGAAAAGCATGTTATCAAGGTCTTATCAAAGGTTGCTGAGTCTCTAGAGCCTATGTCAGGTGTGCGAGTTTCGGCAGCTTTAGTCTATAGAAACGAGATAATTTCTATTGGAACAAATAAAAAGAAATCACACCCCTTTCAGAAAAAATTCGCCACTAATGAAGAAGCAATTTTTCTACATGCCGAAACAGATGCAATCTATAACGCTCTTCGAAAGCATAGCACAGATATTGTTTCTAGAGCCAAACTGTATGTTTGCCGCATGAAATGGTCTAACGATCAAAAAGAAACTCATATCCAAGGACTCGCAAAACCATGTCCTGGATGTCAGCGTGCTATTGCTAATTTTAATATAAAACATGTTTGTTATACACTTGATGATACAGGTTTAGAATACCTCTAGGAGAAGATGATGCCTAAATATATGGTTGAAACAATTTCAATGTTTCGTATGCGCTACGTAATAGATGCAGATGAATTAAGTCATGCCGCTGATGAAGTTACTATGAATGACGGCAATCTAAAGGAGTTCTCACAAGAACATCTAGATGATGTTGTTAGTTCGGTGCGTGAAATTGGACCTAAAGAATATATTCGTATGTTTGATGATGACAATGCATATCTTTCTGATTGGACAAGAACCCAAAAACTTAGTTTTATAAACAAGATTAAATATGGTGCCGAGTAATTTAGAACAAGTGTTAGATAAAATGTCTGAGATTTTTAAAGACAACTTTGCTAACTATGAACATGAACCCAGACGATTTGTTTATCAATACAAGCTTGCTGAGTATTGGTTAAACAAAGAGAATAAGGAAAATAATGAACATATTTTATCTGTCAGAGAACCCTCGTGAAGCGGCTGAATGGATGGTCGACAAACACGTAGTAAAAATGATATTAGAGAGCGCACAGTTGCTTTCTACTGCTCATCGTGTCATTGACGGTACAGAAACCTTGGGGCAATCTGCTACCGGGCGTAAAGCAAAGCGCTGGGTACTAGGTGATGGTCGGGAAGAGGTTATGTATACCGCCACACATGTCAATCACCCCAGCGCTGTGTGGATTCGTCAATCAGTAGAAAACTACAACTGGTTGGTCGATCACTTCTTTGCTTTGTGTGAAGAATACACATATCGATATAATAAAAAACATTTGACGCAGCAAAAACTTGGATATCAGATTCAGTCGCCGCCATTCAAATTAAAAAACTGGGACTTCACTACACCCCCGTCTGCTATGGCACCTGAATACATTATTTCAGAAAATCCTGTTGAAAATTACAGAAACTATTATAAGAGTGGTAAGACACACTTACATGCTTGGACTAAGAGAGAGAAACCTAGTTGGATATAATGAGTTTGTTGATATATAAATAATGTATCAACCTATAACTTCGGTGACCCATGAGCTTAAGCAACTTCCTATCAGAAGATAATACAGCGGGCGGTATTCAACATATTGAGCACCCATCAGATCGAATTTTTGATGGGCACCATGCCGCTGCTCATGCTATCAAAACCATAGAGGGAGCTGCTAAAGGCTCTACCCCTGTTACCCGAAAGATTGATGACAAGATGTCTGTCCAGATGCATCGAGATGCAAAAGGCAAAGTCGGCGTCAAGTACAAAGGTGCTGGCGCACATTATAACTACTCAGAAGCAGATATTGACAAGCAACACGGACACAAGCCGTATGTTGCTACCCCCCTTAAAGCCATACTTGCTCATGTAGGCAAAGTGCTGCCGCATCGTGAAGGTGAGTATCAGGGCGGAGTTCTAAGCACTCCTGAACAAAGAACAATTTCTAAAGGTCGCATTAGTTACACTCCTAATACGATCCAATACTCTGTGCCTGAAGATTCTAAAGAAGGTCAGAAGCTCAAGAAATCAAAAGTCAGTATGGTGATTCATTCAGAACTTAAAGGTCCTAATCGTGAAGCGCATCCCATTCTAGATAATTCAGAATTTCATGAGCATCCTGATGTTCATTTAATGAACCATGTAGTCGGACATGAAGAACAACATAGCATTGATCCTGTTTCTAAGCGTCAAGTGCTTGGGCATTTAAACACAGCTAAGAAACTCATGGCGAAACACGATCTTAAGCACACTCAGGGGCATGAGCAAACTCTACGTAGTTATATCAACTCAACAGTAACAAGCGGCGACACACCTTCTGTTGAGGGCTACAGAAAGCATTTGATCAATCATCATCAAAAGAAAATTGATGCAGTCAAGCTACAAAAGACAAAAGATGAAAAAGCAGCACAAAAAGATTCTGCTGTTGCTCATGTAGATACTAATAAAAAGCAATTAATTAAAACATTAAAAGTACATGGTCATGTCCAAGCGGCAACCAATTTGCTTTCTCGTGCGCTTGCTAAATCTGCTCATGGCGGATATGGACACGCAATCGAAGGAAAAGAAACAGGTCCTGAAGGTTTTGTTGCTGGCGGGTTAAAGATTGTGGATCGTGGTGAAGGTGGATTCACAGCGGCCAATCGTGCTCGCAGTGCAATTCTAAAAGCATCTAGAACACTGGGCAAAAAGGTTTAAGTATGCTATCATTTTTAAAAAAGCTTCCTAGTTTAATTGCAGAAGCTGCTGCTAAATTTAAATCAGAAATGTCACCCAATACCAAAGGTGTTCTACATGAACTGCGTGTTGGATTTCATTTGAATGGGGGGAAGCATATGGACAAACATCCAAATGCTGAAGGTGAATCTCCACAACAAGCACACGACCGTTTAAAAGATTCTATATCTAAAGAAGATTATGATCTTGCTAATAATCGTGCAAAGGCCGCTGCTGATGATCTTCGAAAGAAAACAAATGGGACTGTACATAGTGTGCATTGGACATCAAAGCCAGGTGACCTACACCGTTCAACAGGTATTCATGCGTCACAGCAAGAAGATGATTCTGATCTTGTTATTCATACAATGAACGAAGGGGGGCAGATTAAACATCATGGCGTTAGTTTAAAAGTTTCAGATAAACCCGGTGCTGATGTTCCGGTATCTAATCATGGTATTGAAAGCACACTTGGCGGAAAATTTTTGCATGATGCACACAAAGCAGCTATTTTAAAGCGACATCCTAAATTAGTTGGCATGACTAGTCCTGTTGCCCGTAAAGAATATCTAAGAAAAAATCCTGCGGCAAATGAAGATGTTCGGCAACGTAATACTAAATTGCTTCACGATCTTGGAAGGCATATGCATACAACAATGTCTAGTATGCCTTCTGAAGAACTTGCAGACCATATTCGGAATAAAGTATTACATGCTCATGCTACTCCGATGCAAGCTCAAGGTCATGGGCATATTAGGCATACAACTACTGGTACTAGCAATTTTCAATTTGCACATGCAGATCCTGCACTAGACCACGAACATATTTTAAAAGATCATAAAAATATCACGGTTAAGCAACATGGTGCTGGCGTTGTGTTCTATCATAAAGGTGAGCCCTTTGCAAGACAGCGTGTAAAATTTTCATCACAATCAGATCCTTTAAGCTCGATTAAAAGTTCAGGGAATATAATGTAATGGGCACATTTCTAGATAAAATCATGAAGCGTATTAATGCTGCCAAAGGTAATTCAAACCTTGTCAATGGACAAACACTTACAGGTGAGAAACCTAATCCTGTTCTTATTAATCCAGATATCATTGTAAAGAATGAGTCAACGGATTACTTTCGGCGCCGTAAGCGTGAAGAAGATATCATCAGCGGCAAAGCGCCTGCTCGTAAGAAAGTGCCTACTCGTAATGATTACGCTGAAAGACGTAAGCGTGAAAAGGTTAATGAAGATGTAGAGCATGAGCGCCATCATACATTATTCTGGGGTCGTGCTAATCCTCCTCATGCAGGCCATGAAGAAGCTTATAAGAAAGTAAAAGAGAATACACGTAAGACTGGCGGTACCGGCAGCATTGTTCTTTCACGTACCTATGATCCTAAAAAGAATCCTTTGACACCCGAGCAAAAAGAAAAACATGCTAAGCGTGCTTTTCCAGATGTCCATACGTCTGTTGCTGATCCTAAGCATCCTACATTGCTTCATCAGCTTTCAAAGTTACATGACCAGGGCGTAACACATCTGCACATGGTTGCAGGTTCAGATCGTATTCCTGAATACAAAAAACTAGTCAATAAATATAATGGAGTGTCTGGTACTCATGGACATTACAACTTTAAACATGTTAACTTGGTCTCATCAGGTGATCGTGATCCTGATGCAGAAGGTACTGCTGGTATCTCAGCATCTACTCAAAGACAACATGTGCAGAACAATGATCTTAAATCATTCTCTGCTGGTGCGCCCGGCTCAATGAAATCACATCATGTTAAAGAATTGTTTAATGACGTAAAGGCAGGTATGACACCTCCTCAGAAAAAAACAGTTAAAGAAATACGTAAGGCAAAATAATGGATCCTACATTACCTAAAAAATCTCCTGCAGCAGAAGCAGCTCAACGTGCAGCTCAGCGCCATGAAGCAATGCGTAAAGAACACGAGCAAAAGCGTGCTGCTGCAGAACATAAGCGTGAAGATGTTACACAAGCGAAAAGCCAAAAACTCACTGCAGCAAAAAAAGAAACAAGATCAGGTCGTATAGACAATCCATATTATAAGCCATATGGCACAGGTGTTGTATCTCCTCCTGGAAACAAATCACCACAGTCATGGGATTATCGGGCCACGACAGAGGCTGTTGTACGAAAATATAAAAAGCCGAATCTTGCTGATAAGCAGATCATGGGCTTGAACGCTACCTTTAGTGCAAAAGCTGACGATACAAAAGATGCAGGTATGGCACAGAATCCTTACGAAAGCACACGGTACGTTATTCCAGCAGAGCGTGAGCCTATGGATCGTGCTGATGGTGTTGAAGTAGGATATGATAAATCAGTTGAACCTGCTGATAAGAATATGCAACTAAAGCGCCGCAAAGCACTTAAGCTTGCTCAAATGTATCGTATCGACGAAGATGGTGGATTGGGCGGCGATAGCGGCCTAGGTGCAGGGGTAAGTCCCATGCCAGGATCATTTGGGGGATCATCTGGTGCGACTGCGACTCGCATTACAGACAATCCAGACGGAACAAGAAATTATATGCTAAGGGGCAAAACAAACAAAATGAAAACATTAAAAACCTTTAAGAACGAAATGGGCACACCCAACAAACCTTTTTATAACTTTGGCGAAGAAGTCGAGCAGGTTGATGAGGGTGGCATGCCTTCTAGCGTAATTAAACATAAACAAAACACAGAAAAAAAGACACCAGAACAATTACACGCAGACATTAAACAGCTTCAAACCAGAGGTGGTATGAATGCTGGTAAATCTGTAGAAGATATTGCTAGACAAATGGCACGGAGCCATGGTCATGGTAATATGTCACCTCATTATTGGAATAGAATTAAACATCTAGAACCTAAGAATGAAGAAGTTGAATATGCAGATGAATCTGTTGGGTACAAGGGTAGTGCGCATACGACACTTGCTCAGAACAAGGCGCATGGTACAGATCGTAATCCAATTGTAGTTAAAAATTCTAAAGGAGCTGAGATTGGAACAGTGCATTATTCTCCGATAGGAAATAAGGCTCATGGTATGAAAGGTTCTCATTATGTTGCTACTCATATTCATACTTATCTTCTTAATCGTGGACCATACGCTAAGTTTGCAGGAAATACAAGTAAACAGCATTATGAATCTCCTGAAGGTCCTAGAGAAAAAGTAAGAGATATGGCAATTAGAAAAATAAAACATTCTCACGAAACGCTTTCCAGCACCAAAGAAGAAGTCGAGCAGGTTGATGAGATTTCAACTAAGTTAGCCAATAAATATTTCTCAAAGGCAAGTAAGCAATCACAAAAACCTGATGCTAAGAATCGTGATGCTGGTATGGGTATGGCATACGCCAAGGTACAAGGCCGTCATGCTAATGTTCCTACAACAGAAGCACATGATTGGACCGATGATTATAAAATTGGTGACCATAAAGCACTAACGCATTATGCAAACACCAAAGGTGGCATTGATAAAGATGACATGCTCAAGGCAGCATATCATATTAAAACGGGCAATCTACCTGCTCTAGATAAACACCTACGTAAGATGGATACTGCTCCACGAGACAAGGTAATTGACTATATTCATCCAAAGCACTATGATGCTCTAGGCTTCGAGGCCTTGCGCAAGTCCAATCATAAGGAGTCAACTGATGTTTCTGAAGCTTCTAAAAGAGATGTAGCAGTTAGAAAATTTATGAGCCATGATCCAGAAGCTGGTGAAAGAATTCTTGCTATGGGTAAAAAAGAAAAAGAAACTGAAAAGGCATTTAAGAGTGGCAAAGCAGAAATCAATCGTCTAAAGAAGCTGGGTGAAGAAGACACAAAACCTAAGGCACCTAAAGAAGCTGTGCCATTTGAAGGTGGACATTCTAAACCTAAGGTTCATAAAGATAAGTTTGGCAACGTAATTAAACCTGAGAATATGGCTCGTCATTTAGCACGTGCTGCTATTCCAGAAGAATTCGAACTAAGCGAAACGGTTGATCCTGTTGAGGCTCGTGCCTTCCTAGACAAACACGGGTTGCATAATGATTTGCACCCAAACTCAATGAGTACCGATCAGGTGCATGGTCTATTGGACCATATGAAAAAGCACGGGTATAAAGTTAATCCTAATCCACCAGGATATCCTGCTTTAACTAAAGGTCAAGCAATTACTCAGTATCATTCACATTTAAAGAATCTTGCTATTAAAGAAGAAGTCGAGCTAAGCGAACGGGTTGATCCTGTTGAGGCTCGTAACTTTCTAGACACGCACGGTATGCGTAATAAAAATTTCCACTCATTAAGTTCAGATCATGTTAATCGTCTATTGACTCATATGAAAAAGCACGGGTATAGAGCTGCCCCTAATTCACCAGGATCACCTGCTCGTATGTATCATTCGCATTTAGAGAGGCTTGCTAATGGCATTTCTAAACATGAAAAAATGCGATCAAATTCAGCATTTACAGGCTACAAAGAAGAAGTTATGTCTGAAGGTGAACTAGACGGCGGCTCAATGTCAGGCAAAGCGAATGATACTC